AGCCGCCGAAGCGGCGCAAGAATTAGTATGGTTTGTCGTGATTGTTTTTGTTGGTGTTGGTGTAATCCTATGGTTAAATGATCGCAAAAATAAATAGGAGAGTGTTATGAAATATCCCGATCAGGCATGGCTAGAGTATCGAGAGGTTTTAAAAAATGGTGGGGGTAACTGCCCCTGTTGTCAGAGGTGGGGCAAGATCAATGGCTATCAAATCACCAGCACACAGGTGCGGGGCATGATTTGGATGCTCAAAAATTTTTTCGAAGACGAGTGGGTTGACTTAGGTAAAGCACCGAAGTGGGTGTTGAGATCAAAGTCGATGGCTACCCTGCACCACTGGGGGCTACTCGAAACAAAGAAAAATACGGACAAAAAAGTACGGGGTTCTGGTCTGTGGCGGTTGACCCCGTTGGGTCGGGACTTTATATACCGCCATGTCACACTGCCAAAGTATGCGTTTGTATTTAATAACCGACTGGAGAAGTATTCCAAAGAACAAGTGGATGTTGTTCAGGCATTGGGTAAGAAGTTTTCATACGAAGAGTTAATGAGTACAACATACGTGGGTGTTGTATGAGCGACCTACGAGATGCAGCAGAGTTGGCGTTGACGGCTTTGGAAAACACTTGCCCCAACAATTGGACATCAGTAAAAGAAAATCTACGCAAAACACTAGCGCAACCAAAGCGTGAATGGGTTGGGCTGACGGATGAGGAAATACATGAAATTAGACTCAAAACCTTGGATAGCGTAGCGACAAACTACGAAGCATACCGAGCCATCGAAGCCAAACTAAAAGAGAAGAACACATGAGTTACATTGTTTCTTCCTTGCCGCCCATAAAATGCTTTGTCCGCAAAGAGTTTCTCTACAATTTCCACAAGGGGCACGGAGAGTTGGAGCCTGCCGTTTGGGTAAGCCTTAAAGCACTGCGGGGTCAGGTGTTCCGCATTGAATCCTTACTGCCTGCGTATGGTGCCCTATACGACAAACTTCCGATCCATGCTTATGTATGGAAGGAAGGCCACAGTGATCTGCCGATAGACACTTTGCAATTGTGGGACTGCATGGGCTATAGGTTCACGATCATTGAAAAGATTGGGTTGCGTAATCTAGGCGTGAAGTTTCTTGGCAAGGATAAAGAGTGGCACTTTGGTACGTATATGTTTACCGTGGATTTTTGTGCAGACGGAATGGATGTGGACACTGGGTTTACCGAGCAGGCCGAGGAGCATAAAAGTTTTAACTGGATCAGGTTAGAGTCGGGTCAGTTTGCCTGTCAACCCAACAATCGATGCTTGTGGTACGACCAGTCGCTCATACCTGCTGAGACAAAGTTTCCTGATTTCCAAGCCGCTCAAACTTTTTGGACAGTAGATGGCACACGCAAGTGGTCTGCGGGTGATGACTGGTTTTATGACATGAAGGAGAAGAACGCATGAACAAGTTAAAAGGACTAACGCCAACCGATTGGAAGAAGATTTGGGACGAGATTGAGGACAAGGAGTACTCTGGGGTTGAATCAAAGTTTCAAGACGCTATGTACAAGAAGCATGGTCCCGGTCATTACTACATGGATGGCGAAACGTACTGGGAATACAAACAGGCTTTGATTCAGCGAGTTGTTAACAAGTGGATAAAGGAGAAGAACGCATGAAAAAAGTAACTAAGAAAACTACAAAAACTACAAAGTCCCCACCGATGGCCTTAGTGAAGATAGAGGACTTAGACAAACTTCTTAAGGGTGCATGGCAAGTAAGCAATGACCTTGATGAGTTGTCATACAAGTTTGATGAGGTCGGTCATTTGATGGATTCAATAGACCTTGATTTCGATGACGAAAAGGGATGCTGCTTCTTCTATCTATCTGAACGGCTACACAAAGAAAACAAAGTACAATTGGAAGAGATACTGCAACGGCTGAATAAGTTGTTATGGGAAGCAAGAGGGATAAGGGGATAATTAATGGCAGTTGAGATGACCGACTTTGAGCAGGGTGTGTGGGACTATTTACTTTCTCATCCAAAAACCCCGGTTCAGGCAAATAAAATCGCAAAGGAGTGGATTGTTAGTAAGACTAGGGTATATAGAGTGCTAGAAAAGTTTGTTGAGAATGGGATCGCGGATGTTGTGCGTATTGGTTCCAAGAAATTTTATAGGGTGAAAGAATGACTCCTGAAGAATACAAAGCCGAGATCGAACGTCTAAAGAAAGAAGTTGAGCATTGGAAACAGGCGTACCACAGAGTCAAGACTGAGAATGAAAAGTTATCGCTTGACTTAGGAATAAAGAATAAGGACTTTATATGAACAAAGTTACGCGGTGGATGGTAGACCAGTTAGTTGCCCCGGAGTATCAATACCTCGACGCAACAGACTTACCACTAGATTCTTTACGGATGGCTTGGCCTTTTAAAACTGACGAGGAAAGAGAGGAGATACGGAAGTGGATGCGTAAGCAGGATAAAGCAAGAAAGATTCAGTTTTCAAGTTTTGAAGAAGCCCCATTTTAGGAGAACATTATGCAAGGATTTCAATTGAAATTAGATTTTGGCGAAGGGGTAGAATGCCAAGAAGAATATGAACGGTTCTTAGAAATTAACAACCTCGAAGATAATAACTCAACTTGGGTTATGTTTTGTGAGTGTTGGAAATCTCTGCTTCGTGCTGAAGCCATGCTAGAAAAACGGAATCAGCCAGTCCAATGACACCCGAAGCAAAGGTTAAAAAGAAAGTTACCACGATACTTAAAGAGCACGGTGCCTTTTACTTTACGCCCGTAACTGGAGGCTTTGGTCATTCGGGTATCCCGGATATCGTGGCTTGCTTTAACGGTAAGTTCATTGGTATCGAGTGCAAAGCAGGAGACAAGAAACCCACTGCCTTGCAAAATAAAGTCTTGGAAGATATACGAAGCGCAAGGGGATTTGCGTTAGTGGTAAACGAAAGTAATTTGCAAGATGTAGTTGATGTTATTAATTTTATAAAAGGAGAGTAACCATGAGTTGGCAAAAAGTTGATGATAAAGAGTTGTTGGTAGCAATTGACGAAACAGAAGTAGAAGTTCCTCCCGAAGTTGTAGAGGCGATAGCCAAACCACGCCGTGGTCGCCCAAAGAAGAATGATGATAGTTTTTCTCATGATCCTGTAAACAGCCCGAACCATTACACGGCAGGAGGGGTCGAAACAATTGATTTCATCGAAGCCAAAAAACTTAATTTTCATCTTGGAAATGTGGTTAAGTATGTCTCTCGCGCAGGGATGAAGGGAGAATACCTACAGGACCTTGAGAAAGCCGCATGGTACCTAGCCCGGGAGATTGAACGCGCCAAGGGGGAATAATGATCTATCTCCTCCAACTTATTTTTCTACTTGTCTGCGTATGGGCATGGGCGTCACGATGAAAATTCTTACGCTCGATTTTGAAACCTATTACGACAAACAATTTAGCCTGTCGAAGATAACCACGGAAGAGTACGTCCGCGATGACCGGTTTGAAGTTATTGGCGTAGCCGTCAAGGAGAATGGTGGTGATACAGAATGGTTCAGTGGGACCTTTGAAGGGACGAAGGATTTCCTTAATCGGTATGACTGGGGTACTAGTTTTGCAGTTGCCCATAACGCTATGTTTGATGCTTCTATTCTTACTTGGCGGTTTGGCATCCGTCCTATGGCTTGGCTTGATACACTTAGTATGGCTCGTGCTGTTCACGGCACTGAAGTTGGCGGTTCGCTTGCTGCTTTGGTTAAACACCACGGCCTCGGTGAAAAGGGCACAGAGGTTGGTGAGGCTATTGGAAAAAGACGGAGTGACTTCTCGCCTAGTGATCTGGACCGCTATGGGGCTTACTGTTGTAACGATGTGGACCTTACTTACGACCTTTTTAATGTCTTAAGCAAAAAGTTTAGCCGGGTAGAATTTAAACTGGTGGACATCACCATACGGATGTTCTCAGACCCGGTTCTACGGCTAGACTTACCACTGCTCGAGCAACATCTCGAAGAGGTTAAAGATCGAAAAGATAGGTTGTTACGGGCCGTACAGGAAGACCGCGAGGCTCTTATGAGTAACCAGAAGTTTGCTGAGTTACTAAAAAGATGCGGAGTGGTACCGCCCACAAAGATAAGCCCAACGACAGGTAAAGAAACGCTGGCCCTCGCCAAAAGCGATGCGGCGTTTACTGCGCTGGCTGAACACCCAGATGAGCGGGTGCAGGCGTTGGTTGCGGCGAGGCTTGGAAACAAGAGCACGTTGGAGGAGACCCGGACTGAGCGGTTTATCAATATCGCCAAGCGCGGCTCGATGCCCGTGCCCTTGCAGTATTACGCGGCTCACACAGGCCGCTGGGGTGGCACAGATAAGATTAACCTTCAGAACCTACCGAGCCGGGGGGCTAACGCAGGCAAACTTAAGTTAGCGATTCTCCCACCCAAGGGCTACGTGCTGATCGACTCAGACTCAGCGCAGATCGAGGCCCGGGTGCTGGCTTGGTTGGCTAATCAATGTGATTTAACAGAAGCATTTGCAAAGGGTGAAGATGTATACAAAATCATGGCGTCGGCTATTTATTCGAAGGCAAGCACCGAAATTACGAAGGAAGAGCGTTTTGTTGGTAAAACAACGATCCTTGGTTCTGGCTACGGAATGGGTGCAAAAAAATTCCAAGCGCAACTTAAAGGCTTTGGTGTGGAGATTTCGGAACAAGAGGCTGCGCACATTATTGCTGTCTACCGCGGGACCTATTCATTGATCCCAGAGTTATGGCGCCAAGGCCAAGCCGCGATTGAGGCGATGGCTAGCAATCAGTCCGTACCGTTTGGTAACGGGGCGGTGGTAGTCCACGGCAGGGACGGGATCCTCATGCCTAACTCGATGTTCCAGCGGTACCCCAATCTACGAAAGGTATTAGATGAGCAGGGCAAGGAGCAGTACGTGTACGACGCTCGCCGGGGGGTCAATAAAATTTATGGTGGAAAGTTAGTGGAAAACATTTGTCAGGGTTTAGCCCGATGTATCATAGGGGAGCAGATGATTAAAATCGCCAAGCGGTACAAGGTGGTTCTAACCGTCCACGATGCTGTGGCCTGCATTGCCCCGGAAGCAGAGGTAGAAGAGGCCACTAAGTATGTTGAAGAATGCATGCGCTGGGTGCCCGACTGGGCTACTGGCTTGCCATTAAATTGTGAAGTTGGTTATGGAGAGAGTTATGGTAAATGTTAAAGGCATCGAGGCGTACAACAATATAGCGTCATTACAGAACACTAAGATGAAAATAGATACTTCGTTAAATTACACGGCGCATGAAATAAAAGTAAAAGAGTTATTGAAAGAAGTCCATATACATTTATTAGGGCAAGACTTTGTAGCAGCGGCATCCACGATTGATCAAGCAATTGTTGAACTACGGTTAATGAGAACGGCTATAAAAAGCCATATAAAAGAATGAAAATTCCTACGTGGTCTTACTCCTCTATTTCGCTCTTTGACCAGTGTCCAAAGAAGTACTACCACCTGAAGGTGGTCAAGGACATTAAAGAGCCGGAGTCTCAGGCCATGTTGTATGGCAAAGATCTGCATCTTGCCGCTGAAGAGTTTGTGCGGGACGGCAAAGAGATGCCGGAAAAGTATGCCTTCATGGTGCCCTTGCTTGAGAAACTAAAGGCTCTCCCGGGGGAAAAGTATTGTGAGTATCAGATGGGGGTGAAACGCTCCCCGGCAGGCTACCACATGACAAACTTTTTTGACCCTGAAGCCTATTACCGCGGGATTGCTGACTTACTTGTTATCAATAAAAAAGAAAACGAAGCACGGCTGGTGGACTACAAAACCGGGAAGAGCGCACAGTATGCGGACATGAAGCAATTGAAACTGCTGGCAGCGGCAACCTTTGTGCACTTCCCCTACATAAAAAAGATCAAGGCCGGACTGCTGTTTGTTATCGCTAAAGACTTTGTTACGGAAGAGTACGAGATTACAAAGCGGGACGAATATTTCTCGGAATTTGACCCAATTGTTGAGCGACTAGGGGTGGCTATTGAATCGGGGGTATGGAACCCCAAGCGCAATTTTACTTGCAAGAATTGGTGTGCAGTACTAAACTGTGTGCATAATGGAAGGGGGTAGCATGGCTAGGGATTACAAGCGGGAATACGCTACATATCAAGGCACGGATGACCAGAAAAAGAAGCGTGCGCTACGCAACAAAGCACGCAGGCAGGCTATCCGTGATGGTAAGGCTAGCAAGGGGGATGGCACGGACGTGCATCACGTTACGGCTATTTCTAAAGGCGGCGCTAATGGTAGGACCAAGGTGGTTCCGGCCTCTGAGAATCGCTCCTTTGACCGGGATTCAAAACGTGCATTGATCTCTGAGATCAGTTCGCGGGAACGTAAAAAGAAGTAGTTGTAGTTTGTTGTAGTTTTGTTTTATCCGAAAGCGGACACCGCTTTTGGAGGCTTGGCTATCGGAGAGTGCGTGAAAATATTAGAAAACAAAGCGCTTTTATTAAAAGTAAAAGACGCTGAACGGATTACCAAAGTTATCCCTAAGAGCAGGGTAATGGCGGCGCATCCAGATCATTACGAAGTGCTTGTGCATTGGGGGCTGGAAGAATCCCGGGTGCTAAAAAATCTGAACATTAAAAATGTTCCGTCGCCTATTCTGGGTAACTACAAATGGAACGGTCTGTACAAACCGTTTGATCATCAGAAAACAACCTCGGCATTTCTAACTCTGCACAAGCGGGGCTTTTGCTTCAACGAGCAGGGGACCGGCAAGACAGGTTCCGTCATCTGGGCCGCAGACTATTTGATGACGCTTGGGTTTATCAAGCGAGTCTTGGTTATCTGTCCGCTATCAATCATGGAGTCGGCATGGCGTGCAGACCTTTTTAAGTTTGCCATGCACCGCTCAGTGGACGTGGCCTACGGCAACCGAGACAAAAGAAAAACAATTATCGAGGGTTCAGCAGAATTTGTAGTCATTAACTTTGATGGTGTTGAAATTGTTGCTGACGATATTAGCAAAGCAAAGTTTGACTTGATCGTTGTGGATGAGGCCAACGCCTACAAGAACCCACAGACCAAGCGCTGGAAAATTTTAAACCGTCTGGTTACACCTGAGACATGGCTGTGGATGTTGACGGGTACCCCCGCATCCCAATCGCCGCTCGATGCCTATGGGCTGGCAAAGTTAGTTTCTCCTGACCGCGTGCCGAAGTACATGACGCTCTTCCGGGATATGGTCCTCTACAAAGTTAGCCAGTTCCGATGGATAGCAAAGCCCAACGCTGACACGGTGGTACACAACGCTCTACAGCCTGCCATCCGGTTCACCAAGGAGCAGTGCCTAGACCTACCAGAGATGACCTACGTCACCCGGGACATACCGCTTACCCCCCAGCAAACTAAGTACTACGAGATTATGCGCAAGGAAATGCTGGTCAGCGCCGCGGGGGAGCAGATAACTACAATCAATGCCGCAGCCAATCTCAATAAATTGCTTCAATTGTCAGGGGGTGCAGTCTATTCGGATACTGGTGAGGTAGTCCAGTTTGACGCAGGGACTCGGATGTCAGTGCTGGAGGAAGTAATCGACGAGGCGTCTCACAAAGTCTTAGTGTTTGTACCGTTTCGCCATGCTATCGACATCATCACGGAGCACCTGAAAAAACGCTACGCCGTAGATACTATTCACGGAGGGGTATCAGCCGGGAAACGCACCCAGATCTTTGAAAAATTCCAAAAAGAAAAAGACCCTCGCGTGTTAATTATTCAGCCGCAAGCCGCCAGCCACGGGGTAACCCTACATGCCGCAGACACCATTGTGTACTGGAGTCCTGTTATGTCAGTGGAGACTTACCTACAAGCAAATGCCCGGGTTCACCGTGCAGGCCAAAAGAACGCGACAACGGTAATCCACCTGCAAGGTAGCCCAGTAGAACGCAAACTTTACAAAATGTTGCAGGACAAGGTAGACGTACATTTAAAAATTACAGATATGTATACGGAACTTTTATCTTAAAAAAGACTCTTGACAATGTAAAGAGCAGTGTTATAATTAAGAAAAAATAGGAGAGTGTTATGAATCAAGAAAGTATGTCTATTCAGGATTGCCTGAAAAAGGCAAGCACTGAGCAGTTAGTAAAATCCTACATCAAAATTCGCGATGCCATCGAAGTATTGGAGCGCGAGCACAAAGAAGCAATTAAGCAACGTGCTGAAAAACAAAGCATGATTGAAGAAGAACTTCTTGCTCGATGCAACGATGCTGGTGGCAACATCACGATTCCAACTGTAGGGCGTGTTACCCGCCGTATTATGAAGCGTTACTGGACCTCTGATTGGCCCTCGCTTTACAAAATCATCAAGGAAAATGATGCGTTTCATTTGTTGCATCAACGCATTACAAACAATGCAATGGATCAGTTCCTTGAGGAAAACCCAGATCTCATGCCAGCCGGTTTGAATCTGGATAGCAAGCAAACCGTTGTTGTAACTCGAATGTCTTAATTTTTAAGGAGAGTAGTCATGTCAGATTTAGAACTTTTTAAAGGTGGTATACCGGCTCACTTGCAAAAGAAAGAGTTGGATGAAGCAACCAGATCACTTATGGGTGTGCAAAGCAGTGTTGGTACAACAGCAGGCAAACGTATCTCAATCAAGGCGGGTGTATTCCGCATGATTGTGGACGGCGAAGAAGTTGCGCAGAACCAAGACCGTGCAATGAATGTCATCATTGTTTCAGCGGCGCCCAAAGACTCGCGCACGTTTTACGCTGAGAAGTTTGTAGAGGGTCAGAAAATATCTGCCCCAGACTGCTGGTCTAATAACGGGGACTACCCGGATGCAAAGGCCAAGAACCCTCAGTCCAAGCGTTGCGTGGATTGCCCTCAGAATCAGGCAGGGTCTGCACCCAATGGTAAGCGTGCTTGCCGGTACAGCCGTCGTGTTGCGGTGTCCTTAGAGAATGATTTGAATGGTGATGTGTACCAACTAACTATCCCAGCAAATTCTTTGTGGAACGCAGACAATGGCAAACTAGGTATTAAACCTTATGCCGAACTGTTGGGTAGTCATAACCTAAACGTAACAGACGTGGTCACTGAGATCCGTTTTGATACTACTAGTTCTTCTCCCAAACTGGGGTTCAAGGCCATCCGTCCTTTGACTGAAGAAGAGATCGCTAAAGTACAAGAACTTAGCAAAACTTCTGAGGCTCAAAAGGCTATCGGTCATACCCCTGCCGCGCTTGATGGTGCCACGCAGCCTGCCGCTTTACCAGCCGCCGAACCCAAATCGGAGCCTAAAGCAGCAAAGCCTGCCGAGCCTATCAAGGAACCCGTGAAGCGTGAGAAAAAAGACGCTGCACCTAAAGAAGATGTAGGCGAACTTCTCGACGACTGGGCCAACTAAAAGGGGTGGGGCATCAGCCCCTTTTAAAAATGATTGGATACACAGTTGCTCTTGTAAGAGCGGTTCGACGTGCGCCAAAGCATAAGATCGGTGTTCAACTGGGGCTAGCCTGTATTGAGGCTGGTATCCCAGTGACACAGATTGCTAAGGAATTTCGTGTAACCCGGCCTACGATTTATGCGTGGTTTACGGGTAAAGCAAATCCTAATTGGCGGCAAGAAGAAGCCATTGCTAAATACATAAATAAGTTGGCGTAAGCCATTCTTAACAAATTTTTTATTGAGAGCGTATGACCTCAAGGAATCTTTTTCTCTCCGCAGTCTTGCCTACAGACGGCCTGTACTGTGTGGTAGGGTTAAAAAGGGGAACTCCACGGCAGACATTTGTAAGTTCGCTGGAAGAAGTTGATGAGTTAGCAAACACTTTGGTAGAACAGCAGTTCGATGTCTACTTTGGTTGCGCTAAATTTGAGACTGACGAAGGACGAACAGCAAAGAATGCTAAATGGTTTAAAGCATTTTGGCTTGATTTAGATTGTGGTGAAGGAAAAGAGTACGAAGGACAAGCACAGGCACTGACTGCTTTAAAACAGTTTTGTCAAACAGTAGGGCTACCAAAACCAACGCTGATTAATTCGGGCCGAGGGATACACGCATACTGGCCTCTAGTTGAAACGGTGTCGTATAACGAGTGGAAGCCCGTTGCCGAAGCGTTTAAAAAACTATGTGCTGAGAAAGACCTTCACGCTGACCCCTCTGTAACTTCGGATGCCGCACGCATTCTGCGCATACCCGACACACTTAACTTCAAGAACCAAGAAGCGCCCTATAAAGTTGTAGCCATGTCGTTGTCCGAGCCGCTGGAGTTTGGCGTGTTCAAAGACAAGGTCGGGTTTAACTTTATGGCGACCCTAACCCCGAGCAACAAAAAAGCACTCGATGACACTACCCGGGCGTTAATAGGTAATCGTATATCAAAGTTCCACAACATAATGTTGAAAGCGAAAAATGGGAAAGGTTGCCAACAACTTAGTTATATTTACAAAAACCAAGACTCTGTCAAAGAACCCTTGTGGAGATCTGGCCTTTCTATCGCTCAGTTTTGTCAAGATAGGGAGACAGCAATACACCGTCTATCGAGTAAACACCCAAACTACTCCGCTTCCGAAACTGAAGACAAGGCTTCCTCGATCCCCGGGCCACATCGCTGTGAGACATTTGAAACAAATAACCCTAATGGGTGCGAAGGGTGCCCACACAAAGGCAAGATCTCTTCCCCAATTCAATTGGGTACCGAGATCGCAGAGGCAACTGCTGAAGATAATATTGTTGTTATTAAAAACGAAACTATTGGCACCGAAGTTACAGTGGAGATCCCGCCATACCCCTTTCCTTATTTCAGGGGGAAAAAGGGGGGAGTCTATAAACGTGGGATGCCTAACTCAGACTCTGAAGAAGACGGCGAAGACGTATTGATCTACGAACACGATTTCTATGTTGTTAAGCGATTAATTGATCCCCGTGACGGTGAGATGGTTTGGATGCGGTTGCATATGCCCAGAGACGGTATCCGAGAGTTTTCAGTTCCACTTACCAGCGTGGGAGCAAAAGACAAACTACGAGAAATAATTGCTGCCAAAGGCGTGGCGGCTTTAGGTAAACAAATGGACAACATCATGGCTTACATAACAAAGTGGGTTAAAGAACTACAAACAATGACAACGGCGGAACTTTCTCGGGTTCAGTTTGGGTGGACAGCAGAAAACACATTCATCATCGGAGACCGGGAAATTAAAGCGGGTGAAATAATATACAGCCCGCCCTCGAGCGATACTATTAATCTAGTCCCTGCCTACACAAAGGGTGGCACGCTGGAGAATTGGAGAAAGATTGCGAACTGGTATAACCGTCCAAACATGGAGGCTCGGGCGTTTAATTTATTTGCAGGGTTTGGAACCCCACTGCTTAAGTTTACAAACCTAAAAGGCGTGCAGATCCACCTAACCGATGACGGCTCGGGTACTGGCAAGACCTCGATTGAGATGGCTATCAACTCTATTTTTGGGCACCCAGAAAAGACCATGCTGTACGAACAGGATAAGTTTCTGGCTAAGATGCACCGCATGGGTACGGTTCAAAACATGCCTGTCTGTATTGATGAGATAACAAATACTGCCCCGGAAGAAATAAGTAACCTTGCATACATATCGACGCAGGGTCGGGGCCGTAACCGAATGATGACCCAGAGTAACTCCGAGCGCATTAACAATACGACTTGGGCTTTGATCCTTTGGACCTCGGGAAACAAATCTGTGCATGACGTGCTCTACAGCATGAAGACCTTTCCAGAAGGCGAGTTGATGCGGGTAGTTGAGATCAATATCCCCAGAGACTTAACAGCCACTAAAGAAGAGTCGGACGAGTGGTACAACAGCATGTTCGAGAATTACGGTCTGGCGGGGGAA